CTCGAATGATGTCGCCAAATTTGTAACCGCTAAGTCTGTGGCTGGTAACTTCGTAATCCATTAGGTTGTGCTCGCTTTCATTTGTATGTTTAACGATAGTGCAGGGTAGTCAACACCGCCGATTGTAAGCGTTGTTGGTCTGCCGTCAGTGACCGCGACTTTGGCTGTTAAGACTTTGGCTGCAATGTTAAGTGCATTGCGGTATGCGTCAGCGTTGCTAGGCCCAAGACTGATAACAGTGACTGGTATTGACATGTCAACAATGTTGCTGTTAAACGCCGTAAACGACATTGCATCAAGCAAAATACATGGTGGTTGTACTGAGCGTGGGTCAGTCACGCAAACCAAACCCGACACCGCGTTAAGTGTTGTGGCAAGCGTGTTAATAGATGTGTTAAATAGATCGCTATAAGTTTGCGCAGCCATTAGGCAACCTGTGGTCTGTCAACACCGATCAACTGTTTAACCAGTGGCGACAGTCCATTAGTCGAGCCTTGCGACATGCCATCAAATGATGCAAAGTCACTTATGCCACCGCGCTGACGGTACAAAGCGCCACCATACATGATCGTGCCAAGCGTGACATCACCGCCGGGTGAAGTAGTAAGGCTGTCGTTATAGCCACACTCTTGTCGCCTTCGATAAATAAAATTATTTGCAGCACTTGCGCACTGTGTCACAAATGTCGTGTCGTCAGCAGTAGCAGTCGCAATACCGAGCCATGTCAATATTTGTGCTGCAGTAATCCAACTACAGGTTTGGGTATATGTGACTGTGCCCGAGTAGTCAACAACAAACTCAACACTCGTACCAGTGCATGCATACAACACTTGATTAGCCACTGGCACATTTTCATCAAATAGCAGTTCGCCAGTTATTGAGTCAATGCCTGTAAACAAATATTGTGGCAATGCAAGCACCGTAAATGTGCCTGCAAAAGGTGCTGGTAATCCTGAAACAGTTACTGACTCGCCTAACGCAATCTCGTTTGCTTCGAGCGTGCTAATGCAGGCGTAGTTGTTTAGTAATTGTTTTGTTTGTGTTTTGTAAGTTGCCATAGCGGTTGAGCCGCTACTCGACTAGGCCAGCGCTAGTTTTTGCAAGAAAGCAGCTTTTGCCACAAATGTTGCAAAGTAGCCGTAATAACTGAATGTGCGTTCAAGTTGTGACGGTACTTCTACCGAGACAATGCCTTTTTGCTGTTCGTAAACTTCAAAGCCCGGTGCGTACGCAACGATCATTGTGTTTGATGCATAGTTGTTGTCAACAATCAGTGTTAAACCAAGTGGGTTAAGTGACGAGTATGACAAGTCTGCACCTGCTGTACCGATTGAGTTTTGGCTGATGACATTGTTGCCGTTAATTGCTGGAAACAATGGGCGCTTCGAAGTGTCTAATTGACGACCTAGCAATTCCCAAACATTAGGCGACACAAACAAATGTGTCGGAAAAAAGTTTGAAATACTTGCAATGTTGACTGCTGCACCGTAAAGCGCTGTCATCAATGACGATGGGTCTGTTTGGTTAACTGTCCATGTCACACCCGAAGTTGCACCGCCTGCAACCATGTTGTCGGCTGCAATATTGTCAGTTGCAATCAAGTACTCGCCAGCCAAGTCATTTAATACCAAATTCATTGCGCTCGGATCTGTGAAGTCCATGTCTTGATAACTCATTGTGACTTGACCAGCAACAGTGGTTTTGGTAACCGTGTTAGATGCAATCACCATTGTTGTTGCTGATGCAGCACTGCCTTCGGTTTGTGTTGCTGCCGAAGTGTGGGTCGTGATTGTTGGTCGCACAAATGTTTTGCTTGGTGTGTTTGGCATTGCGCGTGCGCCCAATGCTGACACAACAGGTCGCACGAAATTAAGGTCTTGGAATAATGGCCCAAGCACTGGAACTGGCAAAAGTCCTGGTGTGTCAGTTGTAAGAATGTCGCCTGCAGCTGCTTGCAACGCTGTTTGTTGTTTGCCTAATGCTGCTTTGTAAGCCAAATTGACTTTTGCAAATGTTTCGCCGCCAATGTGCATTGCTGCAAGATATTCGCCCGGTGATGGCATTTTAAATTCTTGTTTTGGTTGTGCCCAAAGTTTGTCAACTACTGATGCTGCTACTTCGACTGTTGGTTCTACTGATTCCATGATTGATTCCTTTTGTGTAGGTATAACTTCATTTAACTCTATTGGTGATTCAGTTTGTGGGATACTCGCTGCGACTTCTGTAATGACTGCACCGCTAAACGCGCCTTGACTGACCATGCTTAACTCTGTCCAATCGGCCGCCTCAACGATCATTACACCATCAGCGTCATAACTAAACTTTGTCGGGTTAATACCGACAGATACTGAGTCAATTACACCGTCATTTGCAAGTGTCAAATATTCGTCACCCAGTCGAGTAGCGCTTATCTTTGCTGTAAACATCATGCCCTGTGGCGTGTCAACACGCTCAGTTAATATGCCAATAATTTGGCCTGAGTCATGCTGTCCGAAAAGTTTTGGATTGCGACCGTCAACAGGTAACGCGCCCTGCATAATGCGCACTTTTGTACCGTCAGCAACTACCGCTGTTTCATCGTATGTAACTGCTATGCCACTGATTGAGCGACGCGGTAATTCCCCGACCGCGCCTGCGTCAACCGTGATCTGTGAAGGGGTTAAACGGATCATGACTGCGACACTACATCAACTGTGTCAGGCATTTGTGCATCATCACGATTTGTTAGCGAGTACTCGCCAGTCAGATAATTCTCAACATCAAATTCAACATAAGTGCCGTTAGGCAAAACATTGTTTTGTGACAATGTGCCAGCAATGCAATCGGCGTAGGCGCGAACACCAAATGTCCACAAATCCATACGAGACTCAGCGCTCGACTGGTAAGAATACGAGCCGACACTGATGCCTGCAAGGTATGGCGGTATGTTGCACAAGCGCGCCATTTCCATCGCCTGAAATTCTGCCGAGTCAATTAGCAACATTTTGTCAGGGCTTGTCAGTGTTTCGGTGTAGGTAACAAATTCGTTGAGCGCTGCAGTTTGGTTAGTTTCGCGCGCGTTGTTAAACGCTGCCGCTAGGTCTGCTAATTCTTGACCGCTTAATGGCTCGCCACCAGTCTGACGCAAAATACCTGCTGGGATTGCGCTACTGCTATTTCGATACCGCGCTGCTTCAAGTTTTAGCGCTGTCGCTACCGCTTGCGTTGACTGGTAAACAATGCCTTGTATCGGTGACAAGAATTGCACAACATCATTCGGGTCTAACTCGCCACCTTGAAACATAATTTGTTTTGATGGCGCAAACCACACTGGGCCTGACTGATCTAAAGTCTGCACCATTGCGGCTGGTAGTCGAGTAAACGATGCAGGGAATCCGTCAGCGGTACGCGATGTTATATACCAAAATGCGCGACCAAAGAAAAACAAGTCATCAAATGTCCACGACAAAATAAAATTATTAGGCAATGTCGGGTCAATCTTGCGCAACCAAGTGCGTGGCGCTAATGGCATCTTTTCCATCTCATCGCCATTCCAAATTTCGTTATACATTTTTAGACCCATGCAACCAATAACACTTGCCATAAGATCGCGCGCTCGAGAAACTGTAGGCACACTCATTGCCTTGTTGCGCGCGTCGCCTTCAATATATGAGTAGTACTGACCGATCATGCCAGCGCCACCGTTATTAGATGACTGATAATAACTACCAGACGCGGCTGCTTTGGTTGGTGGTTGCGCGTTTGCGTTAGCAGTAATTTTGTCTGCAATGAATTCAATCAAAGTTTTAGCCATGCAGTAAGTATGCCACTGCAATTACTTTGCATGGTGTATAGGTGCTGGCCGCAAACAGACCGAGAAAGCAGGTAAACAGCCAGCCACCCACGAACACATTAGCGTGACGCGACCACGATCATAGGTTTACCGCTAGATGTTGGGCGACTGGCAAGCGCTGCAGCCCACACCATGCACCGAGCCAACTCAATAGGCCCGGGCGATCTTTGACTAGATAGCGCAATGCTGTTTTGTGACCTGACTGCTACCGCGCGTTGCACATGCTCTGCCAACATTTCCTCGCCAGTGTGCACGATAAGTTTTTCACCAATCATTGCTTTTATGCGTGGCGTAAATTTAAGTATCTCGCCGTAGCCGACAACAATTCTTTTCTGCTCAAGTCTGACGGGCCAATGCAAATCTATAGTCGGCGTAATCGCAAACCGTACCCCACCGATGTTGCACAGTCTGTCAACCTCTGCAAGCACTTGGTCAAATGTGTCAACAACAAACTCGACTGTTACCGCTGTGCGATGGTCAGGTAACACGACACACCTGACACCAAAATATCTTGCGTCATCAAGCGAGCATTCAATAGCGACTGTGCCGCCGTCTGGTATCGGGTCTGTGTACAACAACTCTGGCCATTTGCCCGGCATAATCCATGCCTTGTCTGATGCGACCCAAAGATTGCAACTTGCCCTTAAAAAACTTGCTCGATCAGGGTTTTCGGATTCTGCTTCAATAGTTTTCATAGTCAGTGTCGTACCAAGTGCAGGATTAGACCACACCCATGATGCAGGGTCTAGCGGTGACATGTCTGGTGGTGGCGACCATTCCGCAAAATAGAAACTTGAATTCTGTTTAGTGTCAATGGCTCGAAGTCCCTGCTCACGCCATTTCAACATTGCGGTGCTTGCCTCAGTGCCAGCAGTAGACCACAACGACAACAGCGGTGATTGTTTAGCGCGTTGTGCAGGCAGTAAACCACCGTCAATTACCTCACGCGAAATATCCCACATTTCGTCAGCCACAATTAGATCACAACTCATACCGTGACCTACCGAGTGATTAGCGGCGCGCACAAACCATTTACTACCGTCAGGCATCGTTACCGCATTACGACCGTAAGACTTCATCAAGTCAGCGTTAAAATACTTTTTAAGTATCGGCGACAAATTATCAAAAAGCATTACCGCAAGATCAAGTCTGTGAGCCGTAGTTAACACCGTTTGTTTAAGACCACGCACCTTAGGCATCTCAGTAAGCCACCAGCCGACAAGCGCCATAAGGGCAACGGTCTTACCGTTCTGTCTTGCAGTAGAAACTAACGAAACACGATTAACAAGATCAGTCTGATCATCAAAAAGCAGCTGACCCTCAAGCGCTCGACACTGCCACGGCATTAACTCAACCTGCAGATACTGCCTAGCAAATTCCCTAACACCGTCAAGGAATG